AGTCTCAATCCTAGACTAGACAATTCTCTCAAGTGCGACCACTGACAGCCCGATTGTTTTGGCAGTGCAAGCATCAAAAGCGCCGAGCCTGAAAACAGAAGCGCAATTTTGAGAATGGATGCATGAATCAAGCCGCTTGGCATCATTAACCCTGATGCAGCTAAAGTAACAGGCGGTTTGATTGATGGAACGGGCTTAGATTTTTAATCACTTCTGCCAAACAAACAATTGAAGTAGCCGCGCTGAGATCACTCGCGCACCATCAACTATCACGAATGTTGCTTGGCTGGAAATAGACCAATTCAGCGCTTTAGGGCTTTCCGAACTTAAGTCTAGGTGGCTTCTAGATGAATGGGAGGATGTAAGCAGCATTTGTGATGGTGTAGCGCAAACAAGCGCGGCGTGTGGAATCAACCTGTTGGGCATACATCCTAGGTCATTTTGTATGACTGCTATGAAAACATGGGCGCCAACATACACCATCAACTATCAAGCCTTTAGATTGGGTTTGTAAGTCGGGACACTTAGACGGTGCATTTGATGTGCATACGTAAGGAAGCGCAAAACACCTAGGCCAGTCTAAAGACTTGATGGTTAAGCCTCATCATGCACTGGCATACCTTGCATGTTGTCTGGTCGGGTAGGGGGTTCTCTGCCGCCATCAACCATCACGTTTGCGAATTGACTGGTGAAACAGAAGCGGCCTTTGGCATGGGCGCACCCTTGATCGGGACAGTTCGCAGCCGTGATGGTGAATGCGTAGGCTGATACGCAGAGGGATGTATCTGGGATAAACGGGTAATGCCGCATCTTCGGACATAGGTGGTACGAGCAGCAGGCTAAAGCCGACAAGGGAACCTGTGCAATCGCGGAATTAGTGCCACGCCGCAAGCCGGAGATCAGCACCGGCCATCGTCTGACTGATAGCAAAGACTATCAAGCCCGTCCGCAGGGTGAAAATGTGGCGTTTAAAGGCAGGCCTGACGATACAGCGTAGGTGTCACATGGACCTAAAACAGCTTGATTGGGTTGCAATCTGACAGACCGGAAAGACGGTCACCATTAACCAACAGGAGGAAATAATGTCAAACACAGCAATCAACGCAATAAGCGCAGCACTCACAATCGCAGTCATTGCCGCCGGATGTGTCGCAGGATATGCGGCCTATCGGTTTATGATGTGGTTCGCTCAATTCATGGTATGGTGAGATCATGAAACTCTACGAATGGTGTTTAGGCCTTGGACTCTGCGCAATCGGATTGCCTTTGCTTGGTATCGGATACATCGCAGTGGTAAAGCTGTTGATTGAGGACGAGCAGAGGGGTAAGTGATGCCTGAAAACAACAAAACGAAACAAAGCCGCAAGGGAAAGACCAACAATCCCAACGGTAGACCCGCTGGAACGCCCAACAAGGCGACAACGCAAGCGCGTGAGGCTATAGCCCTATTTGTAGACGGAAACGCTCACAGGCTCACAGAATGGCTCGATCAAGTGGCGCACGGAATCCCAGGTCAAGACGTAAAGCCAAACCCCGCAAAGGCGTTTGAGCTATTCCAGTCAGTGGTTGAATATCACATTCCTAAGTTAGCTCGTACCGAAGTATCAGGGCCAGACGGTGAAGCTGTGAAGGTCGAGCGAATCGAGCGAGTCATCATTGACAAACACACTCCGAATTGAGACGCCTAAATGGGCGCTCCCGCTACTGAAGCCAGCGCGATACAAAGGCGCTCATGGTGGGCGCGGCTCTGGAAAGTCTCATTTCTTCGGGGAGATGATGATAGAGGAGCACATCCTCAATCCAGACTCCGCTAGTGTTTGTGTCCGCGAGATTCAAAAATCCCTAAACCAGTCTGTAAAGCGGTTGTTAGAGGGCAAGATTGAAGCGATGAACGCAGGGGCTTACTTTGAAGTTCAAGACGCTGTAATCAAAAACACCAAGGGAAAAGGGCTGATTACCTTCCAAGGTATGCAGAATCACACGGCTGATTCGATCAAGTCTCTAGAGGGTTATGACCGCGCATGGATTGAAGAAGCCCAGAGCGTGAGCCAGAGAAGTCTAGACTTGTTGCGACCCACAATCCGCAAGCCCGGCTCTGAGATATGGGCGACATGGAACCCGAGAGAGAAAACCGACCCGATTGATTCGCTGCTGCGTGGCGATGTGCCTCCGACTGATTCTTGTATTCTTGAGGTCAACTTCACGGATAACCCTTGGTTCCCTGACGTACTCAAGGAGGAAATGGAGTACGACAAGCGGCGCGACCCAGATAAATACGCGCACGTATGGCTAGGCGCTTACCTGCAAAACTCCGAAGCGCGAGTGTTTAAGAACTGGCGAATTGAGGAGTTTGAGGCACCGGCAAACACAATCCACCGATTAGGCGCTGACTGGGGTTTTGCATCAGACCCTACAACGCTAGTCCGCTCGCACATCGAAGGCCGTAAGCTGTATATTGATTACGAGGCTTATATGGTGGGTTGCGAGATTATGGACACGCCTGCGCTATTCCAGACCGTGCCAGAGTCCGAGAAGTGGCCGATAGTGGCTGACTCAGCTAGACCAGAGACAATAAGCCATATGCGCAAGCATGGATTCCCTAAGATCATGGCCGCAGTGAAGGGGCCAAAGTCTCTAGAGGATGGAGTAGAGTGGCTGAAATCGTTTGATATTGTGGTTCACCCGCGCTGCAAACATACGATTGACGAGCTAACCCTATACAGCTACAAGCAAGACCCGCTAACGGGCAAGATTCTCCCTGTGCTGGAGGATAAGAAAAACCACGTTATCGACGCGCTCCGATACGCTTGCGAAGGTGCAAGACGCGCACAGAACCTAAACAAGACCCAAACCGTAACCGCTTTACCTACCGCCAATAGGTGGTGATAATCGGGGAAAAGGAAACATCATGGCACGTTTAACACTAGAGCAGCGCTTATCAAACCTTCACGCCGAAGCCGTGGCAGAGTTTGACAACATCCAAGGCGCTATGCGAGATGAGCGCTTGCAGGCATTGCAAGACCGCCGTTTTTACTCACTCGCAGGCGCACAGTGGGAAGGCGCTCTTGGTGAGCAGTTCGCCAACAAGCCTAAGTTTGAGGTTAACAAGATTCACCTTGCCGTGTTGCGCATCATCAGCGAGTACCGCAACAACCGAATCACTGTTGACTTCTTGAGCAAAGAGGGCAACGAGTACGACAAACTGGCCGACACTTGCGACGGACTCTATCGCGCAGACGAGCAGGACTCAGGAGCCGAGGAAGCCTACGATAACGCTTTTGAGGAAGCTGTGGGTGGTGGCTTTGGTGCGTGGCGCTTGCGTACCTGCTACGAGGATGAGGAAGACGACGAGAACGAAAAGCAACGAATCCGCATCGAGCCAATCTTTGACGCCGATAGCTCTGTTTTCTTCGACCTGAACGCCAAGCGACAGGACAAGGCCGACGCTAAAAAGTGCTTTGTCATCACTTCGATGACGATTGAGGCGTACAAAGAACAGTACAGCGACGACCCCGCAAGCTGGCCGAAAGACATTCAACAGCTTGAATTCGACTGGGCGACGCCTGACGTGGTTTATGTCGCTGAGTATTACAAGGTTGAGGAAGTGGGCGAGACTGTCCGCATCTTCCAAGCGCTAGACGGCACCGAAGAGCGCTACACCGACGCAGATTTTGAGAACGATGAGAACCTAGAGGAAACGCTTGCCGCTATTGGTAGCCGCGAAGTGCGTCAGAAGAAGGTCAAGCGCAAGCGAGTTCATAAGTACATACTATCCGGTGGTGGCGTCTTGGAGGATTGCGGCTACATTGCAGGCCGTTGCATCCCTATCGTGCCGGTCTACGGCAAGCGGTGGTTTGTTGACAACGTAGAGCGTTGCATGGGCCATGTTCGACTGGCAAAAGACTCTCAGCGTCTGAAGAACATGCAACTCTCCAAGCTGGGTGAAATCAGCGCACTATCTAGCGTGGAGAAGCCTATTCTGACCCCTGAGCAGGTAGCAGGCCATCAGATCATGTGGTCCGAGGACAACCTGAAAAACTACCCGTATCTGTTGGTAAACCCGATTCTTGACGCCAACGGACAGCCGACAGTCGCAGGGCCAATCGGATACACCAAGCCGCCACAAATCCCGCCAGCAATGGCCGCACTGTTGCAGATTACCGAGCAAGACATTCAAGACGTATTGGGCAATCAGCAGCAAGGCGACAAGATGGTGAGCAACATATCAGGCAAGGCTGTCGAGATGATTCAGCAGCGCCTAGACATGCAGACGTTTATCTACGTGTCCAATATGTCAAAGGCTGTGCGCCGATGCGGTGAAATCTGGCTATCTATGGCTCGGGATGTGTACGTCGAGAAGGGCCGCAAGATGAAATCAATCGGCTCACAAGGCGAAATGACAAGCGTAGAGCTAATGCGCCCCATGATGGCAGAGTCCGGCGAGCAGGAAATGGAAAACGACCTGTCATCGGCTCAGTTTGATGTAACTGTGGATGTAGGTCCGTCATCTAGCTCTAAACGTGCTTCTACCGTCCGCGCACTTACTGGAATGGCCGCCATCACTGAAGACCCAGAGACTAAACAAGTCTTGGGAGCTATGGCAATGATGAACATGGAAGGCGAAGGCATCGAAGAAGTCCGCGACTATTTCCGACGCAAGCTGCTGAATATGGGCGTTGTGAAGCCTACCGAGGAAGAAGCCAAGCAACTCAAAGAAGCCAAGGACAGCGCACAGCCCGACGCCAATACAATCTACATGCAAGCCGCAGCGCAGGAAGCCAGCGCCAACGCAGCACTGAAGAACGCGCAGACGGTCAAGACCATCAAAGACGCCGAATTGACCGAGGCAAAGACAATCGAAACCATGACCAACATTGACGCATCAGAAGTGCGCACCGCAATGGAGGTCATTGATAAATTTGGGCAATCGCCGCAACCCCCAGAGGTTAATGCGGTAGTCGTAAGCCCGAATGAGGTATCCGCGCAGCCTCTTTAATGCGTGAGTATGGAGAAGTAAATGCGATTGAAGAAGTTTGTACTGCGAAACGAAGTCCAAGACGAATCCGGCACTGAGGTGCTGGAGGTCGAGCAGGAAGTGGTGGAGCCGGTAGAAGAAATCACCGACGAAGCGCCCGAAGAATCGGCAGAGTCTGACGAGGTGGTCATTAGCATTGGTGATGAGCCAATCGAAGAAGCCAAAGAGCAGGCCCCAGAGTGGGTGCGAGAACTGCGCCGCTCTCATCGTGAGCTGCAAAAGGAAAACCGCGAACTGAAAGCGGCAATCAGCAAACCCGCCGATAAACCGACTATCACGCTAGGCAAGAAGCCCTCATTGTCTGATGATGGCATCGACTATGACGCCGAGGTGTTTGAGCAGCGCCTAACCGAATGGCACGACCGCAAGCGCCAGATTGAGCAGCAAGAGAACGAACTGAAGCGCGAGCGCGATGCACAAGAGCAGGCATGGAAAGACCGCCTAGACGCCTATGCGAAGTCTAAAGAGTCGCTGAAGGTCAAAGACTACGAAGACGCCGAAGCAGTGGCGCAGGAAACCCTGAACGTCACACAACAAGGCATCCTCGTACAAGGCGCAGACAATCCAGCATTAATTATTTATGCGTTAGGCAAGAACCCCGCCAAGGCAAAAGAACTTGCAGGCATCAAAGACCCCGTAAAGTTCGCCTTTGCAATCGCAAAACTGGAGACACAATTGAAAGTAACCAACCGCAAAGCCCCGCCCCCGCCTGAGAAGGTCATTCAAGGCACAGGCCGCGCCTCTGGTGCGATTGATTCAACCCTTGAGCGACTCCGCGCCGAAGCTGAGAAAACCGGAGATATGTCCAAGGTACTCGCGTACAAACGAAACAACCGAAAGTAATGTATTGCGCACTTTTTGAAGGTGCGCGATAATTAAGCCACGGCCCCGCCTCCGTCATGGTGAGTAATATCGGCACCGCCTCCGTATGGTGAGATAAGCGCAGGTAACTGCAATCATTTCATTTTTAAGGAATTACTCATCATGGCCAATCAATTCAGCAAAGAAGAGCGCGTAGCCTTTGAGGACGTGCTCGAAAAGTTTAACGACCAGCTCGTTCTTTCCCGCAACGTCAACAAGTACAACACCGACTCCGTGACAATGGAGCGGACTAACGACACCATCTGGCGTCCGCAGCCGTACATTGCCCAGTCTTACGACGGCACTGACGCAACATCCAACTTCAATGACCAGACTCAACTGTCTGTACCTTCCACCATTGGTTTCGCTAAACACGCCACTGCAATCCTGACCGCAACCCAATTGCGCGATCTGTTGCAAGAAGGCCGACTGGGTGAAGCTGCTGCGCAGAAGCTGGCGTCTGATGTGAACGTGGCCGTTATGAACGTGGCAGCACAGCAGGGCACTCTGGTTGTGAAGCGCACCTCTGCCGCATCCGGTTTTGATGACATCGCGCAAGCTGAAGCCATCATGAACGAGCAAGGCGTCCAAGCGTTTGATCGTTACATGGCCTTGTCCACACGCGACTACAACGGCATGGCTTCCAACTTGGCAGGCCGTCAGACTTTGACCCCCAAAGCCCTGACAGCTTACGAGAAGGCCTACATTGGTCAGTTGGCATCGTTCGACACCTACAAGCTGGACTACGCAAACAGCTTGCCAGCCGCTGCCGGTGGTGGCGCTATCACCATCAACACAATGGACGGAGGCAACAACCACTACACACCAAAAGCGACCTCGACAGCCTCCACTGGTGAAGTGTCCAACGTTGACAACCGCTACCAGACCGTGACCGTTTCCAGCACTACTAACGTGGCTGCCGGTGACTGCTTCACCATCGCTGGTTTGAACGCTGTGCATCACATCACCAAGGGCGATACCGGCCAGTTGAAGACCTTCCGTGTGATCTCCGTGACCAACGGCACAACTATGGTGATCTCCCCCCCGATCATCACTAACCAAGTGGCAAACGCTGCCGCCGCTCAGTACCAAAACTGCAAGATCAACACCAAGGCGTCGAACAGCGCTATCGTGTGGTTGAACACTGTGCGAGCCAACGTGAACCCATTCTGGCAAAAAGACGCCATCGAATTGCTGCCCGGACGCTATGCCGTGCCAACCGATGCGGGTGCTGCTGTGATGCGTGCCACCACCGACCAAGGTATCGAAATCGTGATGCAAAAACAGTACGACATTGACAACATGAAAACTAAGTATCGCTGGGATACACGTTTTGGTGTGGTGATGACGCAGCCGCAGATGGCGGGTATCGTTCTCTTCTCGCAATCCTAAGTAATAGGGGCTTCGGCCCCTGTTTTTTGATTCAACCAAAGACCTCCGCTAGAAATAGCGGGGGCAGAAATTACAGGGTATTGCCGTGGAAAAAATCATTTACGCTAATGGGGTTGCTGATGTATTAGTCCCCGCCGGTCAGAAAATAGTGATCGCAACATACGGGAACGAATACGCAGAACTTTCATTTAAGCGCGGCAATAACCTAGAGTTCATTCAGATACTCGATAACGCGCAGGTTACTCTCGGCCCTTGGACGGATGTTCGCACCGTCAACATCGAGGCCGCACAAGACCCCGTTTCTTATGATGTAGGCACTGCGCCAAACATTGATAGCAATGTGCGGATGAGTTCCAATCCTCTCACCGGGATGAGGGGTTTTGTGATCGACGGTATTTTTCAGCCGCCATCGTCACCAATCACCACACCGAGCGGCTTTCGTGGCACCACCTTGGCGGCTGAAATGGATATGCGCCGTACATTGGGCGGCATCGTTACGAACTTCGACATTACGTCCAAGATTCCACCGGTCACCAAGATTTACTATGTTGACCCTATCAACGGCGCAAACGCCAATGCAGGCACGTCCGCAGGCGCAGCCCTGCAAGATTTGTCCGTAGCGCTTGCAAAATCTGATGTGGATCAGATCATCATTACTGGTTTGACTGCTGATTACATTGCGCTAGGTGCCCGAGGATGGAATAACACCAGCAATCAATCGCGCTCGATTAGCGTCATCAACCGCACTGGCTATCGGTTTATTTCCACCCCTCAAGGCGCAACTATGCCGACAGCGTGGGCGATCAACGGCACATTTCCAGAGGTTTCGCAGCTCACAGTTGCTGCACCGGTAAACGTCACAGACCTGAAGACAAAAATAATCCCGAGCTACGTTAACGAGGCTGGGCAAACCGTAATCTTGAGCAACGTTCCAGCCAAGTTCCAAACCCTTAAAAAGGTGGCATCTTTGGCTGCTGTGGCGGCGCTGGCGGGTTCGTGGTTCCACGATGGCACAGTGTTGTATGTTCGTCCACACGATTCACGCTCACTGGTTGGCGATCAGTTCATGCTGCCTTCGAGCAACGTAAACAACGGTCGCTTCACAGCTACTGCCAATAATTTGACGATTTATGTGGAGGGCATCGACTTCGTGGGCGGTGGGCGCGGCTTCTATGTCGCAATGGCGAACACAATCACAGGATGCGTGTTCGCCCACAACAACTGCTCATTCCAAGGCGCTGGCGTGTTCTCCGGTGGTCTTGCTGTTGAAGCGTTTGTGAAGGTCTACGGATACCGTTCGGCTTCCTATGAAAACTGGCTTGATGGCTTCAACTATCACAGCAACGGTTCACCTGGAACAAACGACGCCACAAGCCCCGATTGCGTAGAGATTGAATGTGTGGCGCAGGGAAATGGGACTACTGGCGACACCGGTTTATCTAACAACGCGAGCACAGGGCATGAGGCTTGCAACATCATCCGCCTGAACTGCGTGTACGTGAATTCAGACGATCGGCCACTTGCAGACATTAACTTCACGCATTCATGGAATCTGGGCTGCACAGTGGGGGCGGCGTTGACTGTGGCTGCGAGCCAGCAAAACATTGTTGCAGCCAACTCCACGCGCATGTGGCTTGATTCGACGTATGCGGTGCAGGGCGCTAATCCTCGTTGGGTTGCTGCGCAAACCGCAGTAATCAAGCACTTCAACAGCGGCGCAGTCGTCAACGATGTAACCGGTGAAGCGACTGGCACTATTGCAGCCTATTACGGCTAATCCCCTCAGCACGAAGATCGCACCCGCTACGGCGGGTTAACCTAAAATAGGAACGATATGGAATACCCTTTAAACCTCTACAAGTCCGCTGAGTTGTTTGTCAACGTGGCAAACGACGAAGAAAAAGACGCAGCCCTAGCCGATGGCTGGTTTCTCACAGTTCCCGAGGCACTCGCAGGAAAAGCGGACGACAACTCCGCGCCTACCCGCGAAGAATTGGAATTGAAGGCAACCGAGCTAGGAATCAAGTTTGACGGGCGCACCACTGACGCTAAACTAGGCAAATTGATTGCTGAAAAGGTCTAACCATGACAACAAAACGCCAGTTCGTTAATCAGGCTTTTGAAGAAATCGGGCTGGCGTCTTATGTCTATGACTTGACCCCCGATCAGCTAAACAGCGCAGTGACTAAGCTGGATTCCATGATGGCAACATGGAACGCGAAGGGCATCAGATTGGGCTATCCGCTTGTGTCAAACCCAGATCAAAGTGATATTGAGTCTGACACATTCGTGCCTGATTCTGCGTTTGAAGCCATCACAACAAACCTAGCGATTCGCTTGGCTCCGAGCTACGGCAAGACCGTTTCACAAGACACCAAGGCCATTGCAAAGGATGCGTTCAATACGCTGCTATCCCGCGCTGCTGTACCGCCTGAGATGCAATTGCCCGACTCCATGCCGCTAGGCGCAGGCAACCGCTTGTACGACAATCCATTTACCCCTCCGCCTGTTGACCCGCTCACCGCTGGCCCTGATAGCGTGATTACTTTCTAGGACTACCATGACAGACATTAACCGACTCTCAGCCCTGAGCGAAGTATCCGCAGGCGACCAAATCCCCGTCTATGCGCCTAATAACGGCGATGCGCGGCGAATGTCTGTCAGTCAATTGCAGGCCTTCATTTTGGCTAACCTGTTGCCCGAGGTGAAGCAAAACGCATCGCCTAGTGCTACCGGATTTAACATCTACGTCAACTCCGTGGGCGCGTCTGTCTGGTTGATTGTGCAACCCGCCGCAGGTTATGCCGCTGGCACGATTACCCTCCCCGCTGGCCCTGTTGACCTGCAAGAGTTGACAGTGAATTGCACCCAGTCCGTAGGCACTCTGACAATCGCCCCGAATGGCGCTCTTGCTGTAACCGGCGCTCCCACTTCACTCGCTGCTAACGGCTTTTTTAAACTGAAATACGAACTGGCCTCGAATAGCTGGTATCGCGTAGCATAAGGAACACACCATGATTCGCTCTCCATTCCAACCCCTGCGCGGTGGCAACAAAGTTGTAACCCCTGCGGCCACATCCGCATCTACAACAATCGACCCCGTTTCGCAGTCCGTGCGCTTTGTCAACTCAGGCGCAAACATCTGCTATGTGCGGATTGGCACATCCGTAAGCGGCACACCTGCGACAACCGCAGATACACCAGTTCTGCCCAACTCCGAGGTCATTCTGGACAAGGCAGAGGGCGAAAACACCGTGTCGTATATCTCCGCAACAGGCACGACCCTCAACATTCAATCGGGTGAAGGCGGTATCTAATGCAAATACCGGTACTTAATGGGATTTTTTCGGATGGTGCCGCAGATTTTCGGACGTCATATCCGGTCAATCTCGTGCCAGTACCGAAGGACAACGGCATCAGCAAGGGTTACCTGCGCCCTGCTGAGGGGCTAGTCTCTAACGGCATGGGGCCGGGGCTTAGTCGTGGCGGCATAAACTGGAACGGCGTCTGTTATCGGGTAATGGGGACTAAATTAGTCTCTGTTTCCGCTGGCGGTTCCGTTACTGTTTTGGGTGATGTTGGCGGCACTGGTCAAGTGGTGTTTGACTACTCATTTGATCGTCTTGGTATAGCGTCTGGCGGCGACCTTTACTATTGGAATGGGACAACCCTTACCAAAGTAATAGACCCCGACATTGGCGAGGTGGTTGACTTCTGCTGGGTGGATGGATACTTTCTGACCACTGACGGCCAGTTTTTGGCGGTCACCGAACTGACCGACCCGACGCAGGTAAACCCACTCAAATACGGAAGCTCTGAAGCCGACCCCGACCCTATCAACGCGCTCTTGAAACTGCGCAATGAAGTCTACGTCTTGAACCGCAACACGATTGAGGTGTTTGACAACGTTGGCGGAGAGGGATTCCCATTCCAGCGGATTGAAGGCGCACAGATTCAAAAGGGCGCGTTAGGCACTTTCTGTTCATGTGTGTTTGCAGACACCATCGCATTTTTGGGCGGTGGGCGCAATGAGTCCCCCGCTATCTATGTCGCCACTAATGCCAACGCAATCAAGATCAGCACACGCGAGATAGACACGCTGCTTTCTGCTTACTCTGAGTCAGAGCTTGCAAACTCCATTTTTGAGTCCAAGACCAACAAAAGCCACGTTCATTTATGGGTAAGGTTGCCTGACCGCACTCTGGTCTATGACGCATCAGCATCGCAGGAGCTAGGGCAGCCTGTCTGGTTTCAGCTTACAAGCACGATCAAGGGATTTAGTGAGTACCGTGCTAAAGACTTGGTTTATGCGTATGACCGCTGGACTATTGGCGACTCGGTAAACCCTAACGTTGGCTACCTGACCGATGAGGTTTCATCTCACTACGGCGCAATAGTCCGATGGGAGTTCGGGACGCTGATTGTTTACAACGAAGGGCGCGGAGCCATCATCCATGAATTAGAGCTTGTCTGCCTGACTGGCCGCACGGCCTTTGGGCTAGACCCCGTTATCCGCACATCCTATTCCCTTGATGGGGTGGAGTGGAGCCAAGATAAATACGTCAAGGCAGGAAAGCTAGGAGACCGTGCTAAACGCATCGTATGGCTAGGCCAAGGCGCAATGCGGAATTGGCGAATCCAGCGATTTAACGGGGATAGCCAAGCCTTCATATCAATCGCACGTTTAGAGGCTCGCTTAGAGCCATTGGCGGTGTAATGGCAACCGACAAGCCCATAACCCGCAATCAGCTTGCGAAGTTCCTGCCAGACCATGAGACTATCAAGGCGTTTGAGCGCCTTTTGCGGGTCACTGCGAACCTAGCCCCTGATGACGTTGCGAACCTCACTCAGCTAATCATTGAGTCTGGTTACTCCGCTGGCGTGGCTGAGAATCGCGCAGAGGCTACCCCGATGCACTCTGCATTGGATTACATCGACTTCACCAAGCGGCCAAAGCACGTTGAAAAAGTGGCGCGAGTGGCTTGGAATGATGACGACGACACAATCAACATACACCACACTGGAAACGTTACCCAGCAAGTAGGCCTAGAGGCTTACATCAGAGTGACAAACAATACCGGCTCGACTCTGCCTAATGGCGCGGCGGTGGGTTTCTCCGGTGCATCTGGGTTGATTGAAGTCTCTCCATTTCTTGCTGACGGCTCTATGCCTTCGCTTTACGCCATTGGGGTGCTAACGCAAGACATACCAAACGGAGGAACGGGACGCGCTACCGTATTGGGTGCCGTGCGTGAAATCAACACTACGGGCGCACCCTATGGGGAGACGTGGCTAGTTGGCGATATTCTCTACGCAAGCCCGACAACCGCAGGCGGGTTAACCAACATCAAGCCAACCGCTCCGAGTGTTTCTGTTCCTCTTGGCGCGGTTCTTTCCGTGGGTGCAACAGGTTCTATTTTTATCCGTCCGGTAATTGAGCAGCAGAAGTATTACGGCACGTTCAATAAGACCACATCGCAAACACCCTCTGCGACTAACACCGCCTACGCAATCGGGCTTGATTCTGCATCAGTTTCTAACGGTGTAACCATTGGAAGCGGCTCACGCTTGATTGTGGCTCACTCTGGCCTGTATGAGTTCAATTGTGCTTTCCAGCTTGCATCAACGAGCGCAAGCACTAAAAACGTATGGCTGTGGTTTCGCAAAAACGGGGTTGACATTGCGAATAGCTCGTTCAAGGTATCGCTAGAAAGCAACTCCGCATTGGCGACACCATCGCGGAGCATGGTTTTCTCGCTTTCTGCAAATGACTACATAGAATTGATGTGGGCGGCTGATAGCACGTCTGTTACCTTGTCGCCATTCGCTGCGACGGCATTTGCCCCAGCCGCTCCCGCTTGTATTGTTTCCGTCGATCAGGTGCAACAATGACCGTAACCATTTCAAACATCATCCCCCGCAAAGACGCCGCTGTGGGGATGGCTTCGCAATACATAGCCGACAGCCGAAAGACGGTCATTGATAAATTCACCGTGACCAATACCGGCGCGAGTGAATCAAATATCTCAATCTACCTGCCTGACGTTAGTTCGGCTCCGTCCGCTAGTAACTGCGTTCTATTCGTGCGCGAGATTGCAGCGGGTGAGACATACCTATGCCCTGAGCTGGTGGGCCAAGTGATCGAAGTGGGTGGTTCTATCCACACCAACGCATCAGCATTGGGTTTGACCATCAGCGCGTCTGGCCGTGAAATAACTTGATCGTATATAGACCCCCATGCTAATATCAGCCTAGCTGAGTCCAAGCCTTCCAGCGGGTCTAAACAGGATTTATATGGACTCACTCAAAGCCAATTTAGAGAAAATTCTCCCGCCCCATGCGGTGGATTGGCTTTTGATGCTATTCCAAGCCATCCAGTTATTTGATGACGTTGCCGATGGTGACGAAGTTAAACGCGACGACCTGAACGCCGTTATCTGGAATACCCTAGTGTGCATGGGTCAAAACCCGTTCTATCGCGACAACATCAGCACACTCGCCCCGCTAATCGGCGCGGCAATTCTCAAGTGGCAAGCATCCGACACCGTAGAACGCGCTGGCAATGCAGACGCTAAATCATTCAACTGGCGCGCAGGGTTCTATGACCTTGTGTTGATGGCCGTGCAACTCACGCGAGGCACTGAGCTTGCAACACAAAACGCGCATATCGTTTTAAGTCTCTACGGCGAATCCCTAGAGGACTATTTGAAGGAGTTTCATCATGCCTGATCCAGTAACCGGCCTAGTAGTGGGCGGAACAAGCCTTCTTAGTGGGGTTATGCAAGCCGACGCAGCAAGCGAAGCCGCAGGAATCCAAGGTGATGCCGCTGCCGCAGGAATGGCAGAACAACGCGCCGCACGTTTGGCAATGGAAAAACTACTTTCCCCATACGTGAGCGCAGGCACTACAGCACTCGGTCAGCAACAGGCCCTTCTAGGTTTGTCCGGTGCAGACGCACAGCAAAACGCCTATGCAGCCATTGAAAACTCCGCAGGCTTTCAGGCGCAAGTGAAGCAAGGTGAAAATGCAATGCTGCAAAACGCATCGGCAACCGGTGGGTTACGTGGTGGAAACATTCAGGGCGCACTAGCCCAATACCGACCCGCCATGCTGACCAACGCCATCAACCAACAATACGCAAACCTCGGCGGGTTGACCCAGATGGGTCAAAACTCTGCGGCTGGTGTTGGTAGCTCTGGGATGACATCGGCAAACAACGTAGCAAGCCTATTGGCCCAACAGGGCGCAGCGTCTGCCGGTGGCGTACTTGGCCAAGCAAACGCCTACAGCGGCGTATTAAACGCGCCAATGCAGCTATTGGGTATGCAAGCCGGTGCCGGTGGCTTGAAAATATTTTAAGGGGGCGCTATGGTTGCACCGATTGACTACTCACTCAACGTAAAAAGCCCCTTTGAGGCCGCTGTACAGGGTTACGGCATTGGGGCAAACATGGCCCAGATGCAAGCCCAGCGCGAGGCAACAATGGCCCAGCGTGACGCAATGCAAGCCAAGGCAGACGCAGAACGCGCAGAAGCCCAGCGACAAGCCGAAGCGCGAGACGCTACAAAGGCACTGTTTAGCAACCCCAATCCAACCGCGCAAGACTTCGTGCGCGTGGCTTCCATGCTCCCCGAAAAAGAAGCCGCTTCTATGCGAGCTAACTGGGACTTGATGAACAAAGACAAGCAGGAAAGCACCCTCAAATTTTCCGGCCAAGTGCTA